GGCACCTCCTGATCATACCAGTTCTTATAAACACCTTTAGGTGCAATAAGAAGGAGGCCATTTATCTGGCCTTTATCATATAATATAGCGGCATTATCTAATAATACTTTAGATTTACCTGTACCCATTTCCATGAAGTACGCAAAATTTTCTTTATCCCAAGATGCTTTTAATGCATCTAATTGATGTTCGTAAGGTTTAGTCTTAAACTTATAATTTATAATATCCATAATATACTTTACTTTTCTTTCTAAATAGAATACTACTTTAAAAAAAGGAAAAAGTCAATGAGCAAAGTTTATTTATTACAAGATATCCCTTTGGATAGAGAAACAGGTCAACCTAAATATAATATTATAGGTGCTAAAAAATATGGCGAAATTGAGATAATGTTTAGAGCATTAGAACAAATGATGTTTTCACCAGGACCTTTTATTTTTAGTATTAGACAAAAGTTAAAAAATTTTACAGAAGATGATTATTTATTATTAAATGGTGACCCTGCAATTATTGGGGTTACTTGTGCAATTGCTGCAGAAATGACTAATGGTAAATTTAAATTACTAAAATGGGACAGACAAGAAAAAACTTATTATCCTATAGAAATAAATATATTTCAAAAATAGTCTTGACAAATAGCTTAATAGCTATTATTATTCCATCATGAAAGTTAAAAAGATAAAAATAATAGGAGTTAATATATGTTAGTAGACTTAAGAAAAGATGCTCCAGATCAAACAGATGTTTTAGATCCGGAAAAATTATCAACAGAAGTTGAGAAATTAAAATCAATTCAATCAGAAATAAAATCTTTAGAAGATCGTGCTAAAGATTTAAAGAATGATGAAAAACATTTTAGTTGTATAGTTATTCCAAAGTTAATGGAAGACATGAACTTAAAATCTCTAAAACTAAGAGATGGTTCAGAATTAACTATAAAAGATATTTATGGTGCCACTATAAAAGCAGACAAAAAAGCTGAGGCACATCAATGGCTTCGTGACCAAGGTTTAGGTGATATAGTAAAAAATAATATTATTGTATCATTTGGCCAAGGCGAAGATAACAAGGCTGTAGCTTATGCTACCCTTGCGAGGTCTGAAGGGTATGAACCTATCCAAGAGGAGAAAGTTCACCCTCAGACACTCAAAGTAGTTATGAAGGAATGGAAAGACAAAGGTCGTGAAGTTCCATCAGAACTATTCTGGACGTTTGATGGAAATCAAACTTCTATTAAAAATAAAAAATAAATAATAAGTAATAAGGAGAAATATATGGCTAATACAAATGCTATGACTAAGAAAGATAATGCAGGTGCATTATCTACTATCAATCTAAGAGGAGACTCTGGAAGAGGTAGTGAAGAAATCAAATCGGACGATATGTCAACTCCGATCTTGAAAATCCTACATCAACTATCCCCTGAATGTAATACAACTAATGCTAAATTCGTAGAAGGTTCTAAGCCTGGTATGATTTATGCTAAAGGTTTAGGTACATTAATGGATGGTGAAAAAGGTGTGGATATTATTGTTGCACATGTGCAAACAAGATATCCAGAATGGCAAGAGATGGGGGACACAGCAGCGCCTCCTGTCACAACACATTTATCTATTCCTGAGGATGCTCAAGAAGAGAGAAATGGTAAGTGGAGATTGTCAAATGGTAACTACTTAGAAAAAACTGCATACTTTTATGTAATAGTTTTAGGTGATGAACCTAGACCTGCGGTAATTACTATGAGATCATCTAACTTAACACCTGCGAGAGAATTAAATCAGTTGATTAAAAATCTTAGATTTAAAGATGACAAAGGTGTTTACAATCCAGCAGCTTATGCAGCAGTTTATAATTTAAAAACTGTGGGTAAGATTGCAGGAAGTAAAAGCTGGCATGTCTACAAACCATCTATGAACAGAGCATTAGATGTATCCAATAAAGAGGATGCTGACTTATATGTAATGGCACAGGAATTACAAAAAACTGTGTCTAAAGGTTCTGCTAAACCTGAATATGAGAAAAGCAACAAACCTCAAACTGAGGATATTGTATAATTCACTAAGTGAATACTTCGGAGAATGGGCGGATACGGGAGACTGTGTTCGCCCACATAATAAAAAATAAAGAATAAGGAATAGAAATGAATCAATTTACGGATTGTTTTACTGGTTTGCAGAGAGATTTTGGATTTTGTAATATTGCAAAAGGATATAAAGATCCACAGACAGGTAAAATAAAATTTAATTCTGGTGATTATGGTTGGGCCGGCAAATCAATTACTCAAAAAGATTACGAAGAACATTTAGAAGGAAAAAAATCTATAGGTATTCAACCTTGTGATGATAATAATTTTGCTCGTTTTGGTGCTATAGATATAGATCCTAAAATATATAAAAATTTTGATATAAAATTTTATTTAGATGTAATTCAAAAAAAAGAACTTCCAATTATTCCTATAAAATCAAAAAGTAATGGACTACATTTATATGTATTTACAAAAGAACCAGTTAAAGCATTAGAAATAAAAGAATTTTTAGAACAAGTATTATTTTTATTTAATCTTACAATTAAAACAGAAATATTTCCTAAACAAACTAAACTAGGTTCCAATACTGATGGACAAAAAATGAATGGTAACTTTATTAATCTTCCATATTTTAATAAAGTAGAAAGAGTTGCATTAAATCCAGATGGAACTGAAATGTCATTAGATACATTTTTACAATGTGTTGAATTAAATAAAATTAAAAAAGAACAGTTAACTTTTATAAAAGAAAAAATAGTTCAAGACGAATTAACGGGTGGTGCAGATGAATTTAAAGATGGTCCACCTTGTTTGGGTATTTTAACAAAAGAAATAATGACAGATAATAGAGATAGATTTTTATATAACTACATGGTGTTTGCTAAAAAGAAATACTCTGACAATTGGAAGAATAAAGTTTTAGAAGCGGCTAGAAATTATTTTAAGTTTGATCAAAACTGGACAGATGATCATGTAAAACAAAAAATAAAAAGTTGGGACAAACCAACTGCAGGTCATACTTGTCATCAAGACCCAATTAATATTGTTTGTGTTAAATCAGAATGTGTTAAAAGAAAATTTGGAATAACAAGTGAAGCTAAGGCTAGTTGGCCGGTATTAGGAAATTTACAAAAAATAGATTTTAAACCTGATCCAGAATATTATTTTACTGTTGAAAGAGATGATGGAGAAACAGTTCCAATTCATGCAAAAGATGTAAATAAAATAAAAGATATAAAAGAAATGCGTGGTTTGATTATGGCTCAAGCAGACATACTTCCTCCTCCAATAAAAGCTATGGACTTTTACGAAATACAAAAAGCTTTATTAACTACTATAGATATAGTGCAACCGGCTCCAGGGACCAGGCCTTATGAGATACTAACGAAATATTTAACTAATTTTATTAATGAAACAAAAGCAACTAACTATCATTCATTTAAAAGTGGAAACGTTTTTAAAGATGAGGTCTATGCATATTTTGTTTATGATGAATTTTTTAGTTATTTAAAAGATAGAGAATGGAAAAAAGATTCTTCTAGAACTTCACACATGATTGAAAAGTTATTTGAAAAAGAAGAATATGAAGGTCAACCTAAACCTGAATTTGATCAAAGAAAAAGATATCCGGGTAAAGATAAAAAAACAGGTAAAGCATACCCAGGTGTAAGAGGTTGTGCAGTAATACCATTATATCTTTTTGAAAAAGAAGAAGAAGATGTTGAAGAAATTGTAGATATAGAAGACGAAAAGGATATTGTTTAATGATATATAAATACTATGGACCACCAGGTACTGGTAAAACATATAAACTAATATCCAGAGCTAAAGCTTATGTAAGAATTGGTACACCATTACATAAAATAGGTTACTTTGCTTTTACTAAAAAAGCAGCTACAGAAGCTAAAAATAGAATGCCTGCAGAAGATAAAAAACTTCCGTACTTTCAAACGTTACATTCTTTTGCGTATCATCAATTAACATTAAATGAAGAAGATGTAATGCAACCTTTTCATTATGAAGAATTAGGTAAACTTTTAAATATAAAAGTTAAGTACCATGATAAATATAACAAAGAAGAAGTGTCTTATTTAAATTGTGATAGTCCTTACTTTCAAATGATAGGTAAAGCTATGAACAGAGATGTTAATATTAGAGAAGAGTTTGATAGAAACGAACATAATAGTAAAGAAATAAAATGGCATTTATTAAAATACATTGATGACAATTTAAAAGTATATAAAGAAAAAAGAAAGTTATTAGATTTCAATGACATGATTAAAAATTTAATAAACAAACAAAACCTTCCTAAATTTAAAGTTATTTTTATAGATGAAGCACAAGATTTATCTCCATTACAATGGCAGTTGTATGATAAATTAAAAGAATGTGCAGATGATATTTATTTAGCAGGAGATGATGACCAAGCTATTTATGCTTGGGCTGGTGCTAATGTGGAAAGATTTATAGAAGAACCTGCAAAAGAAAAAGTATTGAAGTATTCAAAAAGAATATCTAAAACTATTCAAGAAGAATCAGATATACCAATTAGTAAAATTTTAGGTGTAAGAAAAGATAAAAATTATTATCCTAGAGATTTTGAAGGCAGTAGTGAAAATATAAATAATCTAGATCAAATAGATTTAAATACAGGTAAGTGGTTAATATTGACTAGAACTCTTTCAAGATTAAGTTCTATTAAAGAAGAACTAATAAAAAGAAATTTATATTTTAAAGTTAAAAAAGAAAAAAGTTTTAAAGTCAGATTATATAAAGCTGCTATGAAATATACTTATTGGTGTATGGGTAAAATATTAGAAGAAAAAGATATTAAAGATATAAATGAATTTATAGGAAGTGAAAAATGGAATCATCAAGTTGAATGGTTTGATGCATTTCAAGAGGCTGATGAAAAAGAAAAATTTTATATAAAAAATATGATTGATAATGGAGAGAATTTAGATGAAGACGCTAGAATATCTATATCAACTATTCATGCTAGTAAAGGTGGTGAAGAAGATAATGTAATTTTATGTCTAGACATAGGTAATAAAATAAAAAAAGCTATGCTTAAAAGTATAGATAAACACGACGAAGAACATAGAGTTTGGTATGTGGGAATAACACGAGCCAGAAATAATTTATATAAACTAAAAGCTAACTTAAAAAGAAACGAGTACAAACTATGATGATAACATCAGATATATTTATAACAATAGCACTAACTTTTTTTGTAATTAATATAATGGAGGTATTAAAATGACACATAAAGATATATTTAAAGATTCATTTCCACAAGATAAACAAATTGGAGGATCACATTACAAAGATTTTCATATTCAACCATATGAATTTATTTCTAAAAACGATCTTTCTTTTTTTCAAGGGAATGTTATAAAATATGTTTGTCGCTATAAAAACAAAGCGGGAATACAAGACCTTGAGAAAATAATTCATTACTGTGAATTAGAAATTAAAACAATGAAAGATACAAAAGGTAAAAAATAATGTTGATACCAACTACAGAATGGGTAGCTCCCACAGAGTTTCCTGATTTAAGGAAAGCTAATGAAATTGCAATTGACTTAGAAACACGTGATCCAGATTTAAAGAAACAGGGTTCAGGGGCCATTACAGGTAATGGTGAAGTTGTAGGTATAGCTGTTGCTGTAGATGGTTGGAAAGGTTATTACCCAATTGCTCATGGAGAAGGTCCTAATATGGATCGTAAAAAAGTTTTAGATTGGTTCAAAGATGTTTGTGCATCACCTGCTACAAAATTATTTCATAATGCAATGTATGATGTATGTTGGATACGTAATTTAGGTATAAAAATTAATGGTTTAATATTAGATACTATGATTGCAGCATCTCTTATAGATGAAAATAGATTTCAATATTCATTAAATTCTTTATCTTGGGTATATTTAAAACAAGGTAAAAACGAAGCTTTATTAAATAAAGCAGCTAAAGAAAGAGGTTTAGATCCTAAAGCTGATATGTGGAGATTACCCGCACAAGAAGTTGGATCTTATGCTGAAAAAGATGCAGAGTTAACTTTAAAACTTTGGCAACATTTAAAAAAAATAATTATTGAAGACGACCTTCAAGATATATTTAATCTTGAGACTGATCTGTTTCCTTGTTTAGTTGATATGCGCCACCTAGGTGTTCGGGTAGATATTGAGAAAGCCAATCAATTAAAAACAGCA